AGACTCAGACTCGATAGCAATCTGCATACGTTGCGCAGCCTGCATCCAGACCTGCATCTTGTTCTGGTCAAAGTCTTTGGCGACCATGAATTCAACAACTGACTGGTAACCTACAGCCTGACGCACCGATACAGGTAGCTGCTCAAACGGGAGATTAACAATCATCGCCATACGGATGTAGCCTTCATTGTTAAGACAGGCCGTCATGTCATATGTGTGGTTGTTCATGTCATACAGCATGCGCCCACGGACTACAATGTTGCGCTTCAGCTCGTCATCACGGACATCTTGCCATGCAGACAGTACATTGTTTGGCAGAGTGATTTGACCATTTGAAGAGTCAGGGGTCATACGCCAATCAGGTTCCAGGTTAAACCACCAACCCTTGCCTGAGTTGTACTGTAGGTTTTGTGAGATGCGAGACACCACACCCAGGGCATCGGCTGCATCGATATCGCCTGTATTCTCTGACTCAACAGGTGCATACCCGGTAGAGTACAGGCAAAGGTTCACAGCTTTAAGGCGAGTATCAAACATCTCAAGTGATACATCATCCAGGGAAGGGTTAGGCAACCCTACATAATCAAGTGGCATATAACCTCCTAAGAAAAGAAAGCCCCACCCAGGTAACTGGACAGGGCTTGATATTACGAAATAGCTTTGGTCTGGATAACCTTACGGTTAGCACGCGCCAGGATTGCATCATGGTCTGTTGCGTTTGCATCAACAGTCGCAGCTGACACAACAGCTACAGCTTCCCAGCGGTCCGGGATAGCACCTTCGGCCATGAAGGTATCGATGTAATAGGTTTTCTCTTTCTTCTCGAAGAAGATATCACCAGTTACAGCCAGGGTACGACCAACCAGCAGTGCGTCCTGAGTGAACAGAACTACCTGCGCCGCCATCTGTGCAGCCGTGATGTCATAACGGAAGCTGTTGCCAGCGTTAGACAGCTTGTGGTGCCCAGTGCCTGCATCGTTATCAGACGTTTTAGGGAAGCGGTTGGATGGAACGATTGGCAGGTTCCATGACTTCAGCACGAAACCATCAATGGTATTGTCAGACGCCGCGATGGTGTATGACTTATCAACGATACGGTCTGCATCACGCAGGCAGTTAAACGCTGTCCACTTAGCAATACCACACAGCTCATTGGTATCCACTTCCTGCTCAATCTGCTTCTCCAGTGCCAGCTCGATAGCTGCCATCAGGTACTGTGGGCTGGTAGTGAAGTTAGCCAGGCGGCCTACCACATTGATAGAGAAGCCATGACCGGACACGCGAGGTGCTTCACGCAGGGTTGCAGTGTTGGAGATACCGCCCAGGATAAGCTGCTGCACTACCATGCTGTCTTCCATCTTCTTCAGCTGTTTGGCCTGGTTGACCGCCAGCTTAGATTTCAGGCCATTGATGTCGTTCTGCACATCATGGAACAGGGCTACGGTATTACGTGCGACCACTGTGGTATCGATTACCAGACGGTTTTTGTCAGTCTCAGTATGCTTCGCATCTGGTGACTTGCCCGGTGCCAACACTTGTACTTCAGTGTCGCCCAGGTATTTATTGGACACACTGTTGGTGCCAACAACTGACTGCACGTCGAAGTACTGAAGCAGGTTCTCACCCTTCAGATACTGCTCATGCACCTGGTTGTTGTGCTTCTCAATTAAGAGACTGTCAACCTCGCCGGATGCGGATACAGCCGGGTTGGTTAAGTTGTTCGGGTTCGACATTTAAATCTCCTTCTATTGGGATTGGCATACTTGCCATAAAATCTTCTTCTATACTCAGTCGTAACTCAGCGGCTACGACTAAATACCTGTTTTACAAGCCTTTTGCCTGACCAGCACGGCGGCGTGCGTCCAGCTTTTCCTGTGCCTGGGCAAACCCGCGAGGGTCCTGGCGGTGCGCCTTACGCGCCTCAGCCATCTCTGTCCGGTACTGGTCAGCTGACAGTGCGCCACCCGATGCAGTCTCAGGCGCATTGCCTTGAATCAGGACGGCCTCAGGGTCACCCTCGGCTGCACGCTTTTGGTTAGCCAGCATCTGCAAGGCGTAGCGCTGCACGCCCTCATGACCTGACGCCATCACCTGATTGAGGTCATTGATTTGTTCCTCAGACAGGTTTTCGTTGCCCCAGCTTGAAAGTGCATTCCAGCCTTCTTCCCCGCCAAATGGTTCGGTCAGGGATGCAAAGCGGTCACTGTCTGCCTTTTCACGTGCAGCAGCTTCGTCTTTGCCAGACTGAAGGAAAGCATCATTCTGAGTCTTGAGGCTACCCAGGAATGCATCCACGGCAAACTTACCGTAAGCAGCATCCAGCTTGCCACGTGTTTCATCAGACAGCTTGAAGCCACCGTCTTTACGGTACAGCTCGTTCGCCAGCTCAGTAGCATTCAGGCCTTTGCTTTCCAGCTCCGCAGAGAGGTCATCCGGGATAGTGATGTTGACAGACTCTGCACCATAGAAGAGTTCAACTTCTTCCGTAACGGGCGGCTCTTCTGTTGATGGCACGTCTGTTGATGGCTTTCCCTCTTCTGCAACCTCAGTTGTGGTTTCAGTTGAAGTCTCAACAGGCTGGGTAGTTTCAGTGGTAGTCTCACCACCGCCACCGCCACCCTGATTACCCAGGTCTTCCTCTGCCATTTTCACATGGAACATATTAAGGAATAAAGAATGAAACATTATTGTCCTCCTGCGGATTGTGCCGCCTGTTGTTTGATAATATCAGGTAAAGCCTTACTGGCTTCAGCACCTGCTACGTTCTGTGCATTTGCTTCCTGTGCAGCCTGACGTTCAGCCTGCACTTCATCAGCCGTTTTAAAGAATGGGAAGTTAGCCGATATTTGACCCTGCACCCAATCATTGAACTCCGGCCACTTAACAGTTTCCTGTACTGGCTCTGGCCACTGTGCCGCCATGGCAACATAGTTATTGAATGTACCCAGCTTGTCCAGCTCTGCCATACGGCCCAGGGCTTCGATACCTGTCATGATGGATGGAGATACCTTACTCTTACTGAGAATAGAGGTAATTCCATTCATGAACCAACGAGCCATAGGTGCCTGGTAGGTTGTGGAGAATAGGGAGTAGATACCACCCAGGGACTGCTCGATAAGCATTGCATCGCGCTGAAGCTCATAGGCTGTCACACGTTCTGCATCTCGTCGGGTCAGTGCCTCCACCATAAACACGCGACCGATACGCTGGCGATAATCATTCAAGACCGTCTGTACCGGGGTATAGTCTGCGTACTTACCTAGCTGTACGATGTGTACATCATCTGCCATGCCTTGCAGCACAGCTCCTGAGCCACCTTCCACGAACTTATTCAGGTCCAGGTATGACCCTGGCTTGATAAGATACTTGATGTCTGCCATGAGGGCGACACCACGTGCTAGTGCTTCGGCCAGGAATTGGATAACAAAGAAAGCACCTGCATGGTCCTCAGCCATACCACGCCCGTAGTCCTCCCCGTATGAGCGTTTCCATACAAGAGGGATGAAGGGTAGTCTGTCCTCTGACACACGTGAGGTGGTGCCTACCGGGACTTCGCCAGCTGCCTGCTTGACCTCAAACATATCATGGTCGATACGTTTGGCATGCGTGTACAGCTTGACGTTATCCTTATCCTTGAACTGCTTACCTGAGCGTGCAGCCTGTATGGCCATACGCATTGCAGGCTCAAAGGTTTCTAAGGCCTTCTCTTGCAGTAGGATGATATCCATTACATTACCTGAGCTATCACGCCGGATTACATAATGGTTCAGTGGCACAGCCTGGATTGGGCTTTTGTTGTCTGGCTTGAACATCAAGCAGTTACCAGTGACGATAAGATGCTTGAATGATTCAACTGCTGCCGGACGGAACTGCAAACCTTCCCCGAAGGTCATAGCATTCTTCTCCACCTCAGCCAGCAATTTCTGTGCTGTAGGTTTGGTCATACCTTCATTGTTAAGGGAAGCGATGCCCTCAGCTGTCAGGTCGATACGAAAGAAGCTACGTTGTGCCGGGAAGAGAGTTTGGGTTAGCTTGTTCGCCAGGAAGTTAACACAAGTTGCACCGTCATCCTGCCAGGCATTCTGAGAAGAGATATCTTCATCAGCTTCAGCCATGAGGTATGGAAGTGTGAATCGTGCATAGTCCTTAGCGCGGTCGAGAAAGGCACTACGTTTCCCTACCAGCTTTTCATACAGGGCGGGAATCTTTGACTTGTTCCCGCTGTAGTTAAGCTCCATACCAACCTCCTGTTATACCATACCCAGGCTGGACGATACTGGACGAACCAGGGAACGCTTACCATTTTGGGTAGTACTTGCAGTCTCGTCTGGACCACCGACCTTTACATCTTCGGTAGTGACTGACTGAGTACGAGTTGGTTTTGCTGCTGGAACTGCTGCGGCCTGCTGGCCACCACCGCCTCCCATTGACATATTACTTCTCCTTCTTAGAGTGGAATGTTTTGCCTAACAGGCTAAACCCAGCATGCTGGAATAACCCTTCAGCTACTTTGGTATCTATACCTGACGCGGTAGATATGCGAGTCTCCACACAATCCATCATGTCAGCCCATACCTTAAATGCTTTTAACAGGTTGAAGAAATGCCTTCCACCTCGATAGGCCGGGTCAACGTAGAACATCTGGCAGTCAGCTGTGAGGTGAGACGACCATGGCGTAGGTTGGACAACGAATGCCCAAAGGTAACCAATGACTTTGCCATCAACTACACATACGATGGCTAGCCCTGTCTCACTCTGCAACGTGTTCATCATATTGACAGCCGCCAACTCAGGGTCGAGCTGAGGGACAAACAAACCAGCGGCTCCTATCTCTTCAACATACTGTTTGGCAAGCCCTAGCATCACAGGGATATCAAACAGGTGCGCGACTCGTATCACCCTGCACGACCAAAGTGATACTTCAATTTATCACGCACATTACGTAAGCAGGAATTCCAACGGAGTACAGAATCTGGTGTAGTCGGTGACTCTACCTCTTCTTGTAGGATGGACATGATTAAATCATAGTCACTTGATGAAAGCTGACGGGTCTGAGAATTAGCGATAGGTCGGGTCATGCTCGGCCTCCGCATCAGCAAAGTCTTGCATCTCTTCCAGCTCTTCCTCAGAAGGGCGGTAACCACCAGTGTTAATAATCATCTTCTTCCTCTCCAGTGAGTTCTCTTACTTTTTCGATTACGGCATCAACATCAATGCCTAGCTCTACAGCTTTGGCCAACAACTCAGGTCCTGGTACAAACCCATTGAAATATTTGGACAACAGCTGCTCGGTCACATCTACCTGTTGTGCAGCTCTGTTTGCTAATGTCACAATGGGCTGGTCTAGGTAGATGTCTGGATTAATAGACATCTCTTATTCTCCTTAGTTGTCTGGCGTTACTTTGTCATGGCGTCTTTCGCCACACTTAACATTACGCAACTTGCCTTTGCTTGATTCCTGCAAGGCAGTCACTGTGAAGATATCACCGATGACCTGATACTCGCCACCGAACTTGATATCATGGAACATCCTTTCAGCATCAGCATGGGTCCAGCCCTTGCCTAGCATGGCAGAGATATTCTTACCTTTGTACTTAAAGCACAGGTTAGCAACCTTGCCAGCGTACTTACCCTTGCCCTCTTCAAACCCGATACACACCAGGTCTACCGACAGGCCACGAATAAGTTTCCACTGACGCCAGCCTTTATGGCCAGCGACCCAATCGACATCAGACTTATATACTGCACCTTCACGCTCTTGACGGATGTGGTAATCAGCAAACTGCTGTGCCTCTTCCTCATTATCAATCTGCGTGATTGGCAGCACATGACACACACCTTCAACCTCAGGCATGCGGCGCACTAAGGCTGCATGGCGTTTGAGGAATGTTGTGGTGGCGGCACCTGACTTGAATGTGTCGATGGTCAACATATCAAAGAAGTCAATGTACAACATGTCTTTGATTTGCTGCTGGTGGTTGTCCAGACCTTCGACCCGGTTAGGGTTTACTGTACCAGACAGCTGCTCAAGGCTAGCAATGCACAGGGTCTGTAGCTCACCGAAGTAAACACCAGGCTGCACCTTGACACCAATAATAGCTGCAAGCACTTCAGAGTTTGTGAATGCCAGGCCAGTGCGACCGAAGATTTTACTCTTACCGTCCTCACGTACAATCAGCATGGCGAACACACCATCACGTTTAACCTGAGCGTACACAGGATACTGTACCTTACTGTCAGGCACTTCATGTCTGTGCTTCACCAGCTGTACCGGATGGTTTCTGTGGTCCTCTGGTAGCCCCAGGAATTCAAAACAGTTCATCGCTTGTTTCTCCGCACGGCCTTCTCATACTTAATCCAGGCATCAGCCATGATAATCACAGGCGACACCAGGGCAGCAGTGACAAGGAAGATTAAGATAAGCTGAAGGATAATCATGGACGCGCAGTCCCCAGTTTGTCCAGCATGCTGGACAAGGCTTCATCCACCTTGCCCTCTTCCAACGTAAGGTCATAGAAGGTTGGCCGGGTGTGGGCTGGCAGCTCCAGGAAGTCAGACTCATGGACGTAGTTACGGCTATCATTGCTGAAGTCGTAACCCTCCCGGTGCAGTCGCACTACCTGTACATCTACCAGAGCACGACAGAATGGGAACAGCTCACGTGGGAATCCCCCATCTGAAACCACACCAACTCCTGGCAATTCACGGTACAGCTCAAGCAGCCTGTCCCCAAAATACTCTTCACCTAATAAAGGCTTGATGAAGGATTCAGAGATATGAATGAAGAAACCGCGTGGACTCTTACCGCCTAATGCTTCTTGTGGCGTGTCCTTAGTTTCACGGTCGTGGTAGAGGTCACAGAACATCTCGAATCGTTCCGGCCCCAGCACTGACTCAGCAATATCCCACATTGGTTTCTTGAAGCTGATAGTTGAAATACCTAGCAACTTCTCCAGCTCCATAGCCAGGGTATCCTTACCCACACCTGGTGGGCCATTAAGGATAATAATCATAAGCGACCCACCTCTTTGATGGCATCACAATTGCGGCAATGGCGGCTTACTTGCATCCGCGCCCGGTCCTTGAAAGGGGCTGACCACAAATGGTCACACTCTTCCTTACGATGGTCCTGCTGGTGAAGCAGGGGTTCATGATACTTAGTTACCAGGTGGCAGGTAATACCCATGCCGCGCAGGTGTTCAGCTACATGTTCCAGGTCATCAAAGGCACACACGATTTGACCGACAGCAGGCTTGAGGATTTTCTCTTTGAATTCAATGTCCTTGCTGTGGTCATTACGTCCACGCATGATAATATTATTGAAATGCACGCCGTGCTTATCCAGCCAATCCACTGTTTCCTTAGCTGCAACCTCACCACGACCTGTCAGGATGACAATGTGATGGGTCAGGTAAAGGATGTTGCACAGGTCGATATTGTCCTGAATCGGCGCATCGTCTACACATGCCAGGTTAAACTTTTCCCAGGCGTGATTATTGCTGCGGTCCTCAAACTTAGGCAACAGGTGCAGGCGGTGCTTACCACATGCAAGGGTGCCATCAAGGTCAAAGATAATCACTTTACCTTTGGCCGGGAGTTCAGTAGATAACATTTTATTCTCCTATTAAATTTATGCTTCTTCTATACTCAGTTGTTATTAATCAAGCATGGAAGGAGTCAGTGTGTTTCGGGTAATCTCACCGTGTTCTCGATGGTAGGTGATAACCGCTGCCGAACGCTCGGAGAGCCAGCCGCCGCGAGAGGCATAGGCATCCTTCGCCGCCAGGGTCCTGTGTTGCTCTACCACCATCAGGTTAGTTTCCAGTGCCTTGAGGTGATGCAGGTGACCCACGTGGGCATAGCCATACTGAGTACGACCGTACACGTCACGGAACTTAGAGGCAAACACCTGGTCTACCTGGGCGATACGCTTCTTGTGACCGTGGTGGAAGTACAGCGCAGTCTTGCCGAACTCATACACATAGTACGGGTCTGCACGCTTGTCCCACGTAATGCGAGGCTCGTTCTCATACACCATGCACAGGGCTTCACGCAGCCATACGGAACTGGCTTCATCATGATTACCTTCAGCCATGATGACATGCACCTGATTGTGAGTTGCTAACAGCATATCAATCAGACGACGAATCAGACGGATGGCTACACGAACCAGCTTAGTGTAACGAGAGTCTGCATCCAGCACGTGGTGAGATGTTGGAGTTACAGCAGACAGGCCATCCCAGTGCAGGAAGTCACCCATGTTTGCCAGGATTGCAGTGCCTGCATTAGGCGCGGCCTGGATAGCTGCCTCCAGCCACTTGACTGCCAGGTTCTCAGCGATGTTCATATCCCAATCATCACCGGACTCTTCGCCCCAGGCAAGCATGCCCAGGTGGTAGTCTGTCAGTGGGAACAGGTTAAGCCTGTCATCCCGGTAGTGGGAAGGTGCAGGTACTGGAAGCGCACGCGGCACGTCAGACGAGATGCCATCCATGAAGTTACGGATGTACTCTTCCCACTGGCCCTGGTCATACTTAGTCTTAACCCATCGCTGAGTTGGCTTGCCTTCCTTATCGTAATAGGTGGACTGACCCTTGACCATAAACAGCGAGTGCTGCAAGTGGTCCATGTCTGAGTCAGGGGAGAATCCCCGCTTTGCCAGTCTGACCTTAAAGGATTGCACCGACCGTACTGCACAGCCAAAGTGACTGGCAATCTCCTGGTTAGTCTTGCCATCCTTCATCAGCTGTACTAACTCTGCCTCTTTAATTTTCAAGTCTATCTCCTTCTGAATTGCTTACGCATTGCTTCTTTATTGGCAGCCGCCATCCGTTCTGGCCCCGTCAAGTGAGTGTGGTGGATGTACTCTGTTTGTGGAGACAGGTGAAGCCTCCAGAATTCACCCATGTTTGCAAGTGTCTGAATGAGTAGCAGCTCGTTATCTCCAGCCCGACCCCATGACTCCAGCACTTGCCTTACTTTACCTTCTGCCCCGTTGCAGCCACGATGCAGCACAGCCCTGACCAGTCCCGTTGTGTGGTTGTGGTCCAGCACCCGGTCTACGGGTTTAGCTATTAGCAATGACTTCTTGCAGATAGGGCAGATGTTCTTTTGGGCAATCATCAGTTCTTCTGTGACTGCCTTAACCTCAGCTTTGGTTATCTTTCTCAATCCAGTTCTCCTTATCACCACCTGGAATCCAACCCTTGTCAGCACGCCAGACCTCTCCTTCCTCCGTCATCATGAATGCAAGACGGGCCTGCTCCAGCATCATCTGGTATGCAGTCAGAGTGATAGGCTTCATCGTTGGGTCGAAGTCTACCGGGTCAAACCCATGGTGGGTGTGGTAATCCTGGCGATACTTCTCAGTGCTGCGATAGTTCACAGCAGGATAGGCATCACCGAACTTCTTCTTATAGAGTGCAAGGGTGGCAAGGTATAATTCCTTTTCATCCTTACAGTCACGAAGGACTTCATACACCTTGTTCATCCCGCAGCGAGGCAGGCCTGGGTAGTTATCAACTGCATCACCCATCAGCACCTGAGCATAGAAGTACATACGACCACCACCTTCCAGCTTCTTCATCTTGTTTTCCTTATTGAATACAGGACAAGAAGCCATGAGGTGTTATCCATGTGAGGTTATAGGACTCGTCCTTATAAACAAGGTGATGCCCCGGAACCTGGTCCAGGTCTTTATCCTTTGACACGACTACATAGTTAGCAAATGCCATGTGCTCAGGGCTACCAATCTCGATACCATTCTCATGGC